CACTACTGATAATCATTAACTACTACTACTGTTTATCTGTTTAAATTAGGCAATTAATCCTGGTTTATAAACTGTTTTGCCGTTTTCTTTTACCGCTGTTAGAGCTTGTTTCTTTAAATTATTAGCATCATAAGATACATGAACCCAACCAGAATCTGGAATACCTGGTGTGTAAAACTCAAGAATCAATTGTGTGAAATCTAAATTGTCTTTAATCCATTGCGCTAATTCAGCATTAGGCACACCTGGAATTTCAATGTCTGCGGCCTGACCTTTACAATGGTCAGATGTTTTAGAACCACCTACAGCTGCATTAACCTCTGGCGCTCTATAACCAGAATTCACTTTAACTGCAATACCATATCCTTCACGAACTGGTTGTAAAACATTCTCACATAGTGTTCTTAAATTATCCACAACTTCTTGTGGCGGAGTATTATCTAAATCATGGCGAAGAGCTGTTTCACTTTTTGTCAATTCATTTAATGAAAAGTTTGCGCTTAGTTTTTGTGTTAAATCCATTTTAATGATCCTTATCTTCTTTTTGGTTCCGGTCTCGTCTAGGTGGCGCTTTAACTGCGGTCACAATAGCTCTAATCATCGCATGCTTAAATTCAATTCTCGTTCTACCACCAAAACTTGCCATTAACCTTTTAACAGATTTTGGCATCTTAAAGTTCTTATCAGAACCAAACATAATATACTCCATTCATTATTAAAAATAAGGTGGAGGCCGAAGCCCCCATCTTTTATGCTGCTTTCGCCTGTTCGTTAAGAAGTTCTGGTTTATAGAAGTTTAATTCTTTTCCAATTTCAATCTTACGAGGCTTTTTGTGGTCAGGAATAACATTCTCCAAACCAACTTTTAGAATACCATCTTTATACTCTGCACCTCTAACTTCTACTGTATCAGCGATACGCAAAGTCTTGGTGAAAGAGCGAAGACCAATACCTCTATGTAGGTATTCGCCTGATTCGGCTTTGTCTTCTTTGTTACCTTTAATAACCAATTCACCATCATTTACAGAAACATCAATATCTTCTTTACTGAAGCCTGCCACAGCTAATTCTACAACATAACGGTTATCGTCTAGTTTTAGAATATTGTGTGGTGGAAATGTGGTTGGAGTGGTTTTAAAATCTGAATTTAATAGTTTCTCAACTTCGTCAAAGAAGTTTTCAAAACCTAATGTTGTGTGATATAATGGTGTTAAACGACTTAATGTCATAGCTTTCTCCTTAAAATAAGCAAGTTTTCAAAATGTGACCCCTAAGGCATCACGGTTATATTTAGTCTTATTGACTAATATTCTTGTGGTTTTTTACCAATATTATATTTTGGAATTAAACTCCATTCATCCTTTTCTTTAAAAGCGATGATTTTAATTTGGTGAAGTGGTGCAATATTATCTTCTAATAGTTTAGAGTTTAATATCTTAATTAGACCCCATTCTTCCAATAGTTTAGCAATAGCATTTCGTCTTTGAATATCGTTTTCTGATATATTGGACGGTTTGCCATCTAATGCAAATAATTCTTTGAAGTGAACAATGTAATATTGTCCTTGTTTATGTAGAATATGACAAGACTGGTAAAGAACTTTTTCTTTACGAGATGATACTCCAATTCGTGTTAATGTTTCACGAACTTTAAGAAAATCATCTGGTTCATTGAAAACAATTTCAATGAACTTACTCAAATCAACCATTTTACTTCCTCAATCCACCGATGTCGGTTTGTTCTTTTAATTTTTGGATTTGTTCTTTGCTAAGCAAGCGGACGGCTTCACGAGCCTTTGATTCAGAGAAACCAAAGATTTGCTTTATACATTCTAAATCTTCACTTTTCTCAGCTTTAACCCACTTGGCAAATGGTCTCTTTTGTGACCTGACTATATTTAGTAAAAAATCATTCTGCAACTTCTTATCAATCTGATGGTAACGATTCATTTCGTTTGCATAGAATATACAGTCTTTATGATATGATAGACTTCGGTTGACCAAGAATGGTGCATAAGATTTCTCTGTCAACTCATCAACAATTAGTTTCTTTTTATTCTGTAGTATAGCATTTACATAATCAAACGGACTCATTTATTCTCGCTTTCAACTTCTATCCATGTGTGGTCACCTAATGACTTAACAGCACATATATATTCGTAATCAAAGGGTGGTCCAGAAATCCAAGATTTTGGGCCATTAATACTTAATATATTTCTTTGTGTTCTTTTGTGATAAATTAACCAATATGTTTGCCCATGAACTACTTGAAACTCATAGTGAGCATCATAAATCATATCAGTTAAATCTAATCTTTTTTTGATTTGGTCGGCTTGCTTTCTTAGCACATTGACCAATTCCATAATTCTATCATATTCTTGCTGGGCGCTCAATCGTGCAATATTGAGCATGTGGTCTTTTTGTGATTTGACTGGAACTAATTCAAACTTGGGTGAACCAACATCCATTGGATATGGTAGACTGTTTCTTTTAGCTGGATCTTCATCTTCAAACCGCATAATCTTCTATTGTTTTTCTTTTGGTAACAACAAAACTATTATTTGGGATTTTTGGTATCCACTCTGACATACACTTAGCCTGTTTCGTTGATTTTAATATAATTAAATCTTTTTCACCACACATATAGTCATCATTTTTACCATTTTTACCACCTTGTTGCCTACCAAATACTGAATCATCACCATTGATATGTTGAATAAAATCACTCTTTTCCATGTAGAGAAATAATGAATATTCTTCTGGCATCTTTATAAAACAAAATATAATTCTTTCCCAATCTTTATGTGTTGCAACATGATTAATAACACCATCTAAGCTAAATTTTATTTCAGTTTTAATACCATCAACAAGACAATCGTGTCCAGTATTTTTTCGTTTTGTGATTTGATGTCCTTTTAAAGTTAACCATTTTTTAATAAAATTCTCACCAAATTCACCTTTAGAGTGTGCGTCTAAAATATAATATTTTTCAAATAGAGTATTCATCCATTTTTTATTTTTATTTTCAATTGATAAGATTTTATTTGATAAGAATTCTTCTAATTCACCATCAACTAATAATGAATGAAACATTAATTATACTCACAGTTAGCCATCAATTCAGTTAAACAGGCGACCAAATTGATTTCGGTATCAGCTACAAATGCGTTCTTGTATTGATAGTCTGCAATAATTAAAACAGCTTGTGGTATTGAATGTGGTTTCATAAAGTCATATAATGAATCATAGATTTGACGAAACACACTATTAGAATCTAAATCACTTGTCGCCACCCATTTACGAATTGCACCAAAGTCTTTAGCTTTAATATGCTTTACAATTTCTTGTAATTGAATGTTACCTATTTGTGCGAGAATACCTACATCAATCTTACCAAATTGTGAGTATCTTTGTAACTCATTTAATACTCTACGAAAATCTGGAAAGTGTTTCTTGACCAACTCTACAATTACTTTATCATCAAATTCAACCTTTTCAGTTTGAAGGACGCCTTGTAATCTTTTGAAAAATTGAGATGCCATAGAAGCCTTCTCATCGTTCTTGAGACCAAAATCAATGACAGCACATCTTGAATGAAGTGGTTCAATGATTCTTGTTTTGTAATTACATGTAAAGATGAAAGAACAATTGATAGCAAACTCTTCAATTGCATTACGAAGGGCAGGCTGTGTTGAGTTTGGGTTGAGATAATCTGCTTCGTCTATGATGATGACCTTACGGCCACCGGATAATGACATTGATGAAGCATAGTTTTTGATTTTGGTTCTGAATGTGTCAATGCCTGATTCGTCTGAACCATTAATGACCATATAATCACAACCGATTTCTTCACACATCGCCTTAGCTACAGTTGTTTTACCAACACCTGCACCACCAGCCAAGAGAAGATTGGGGATATTACTTTGATTGACATACTCCTGAAACGGCTTTTTCAACCGTTCAGGCAGTATGCAGTCTTCTATCTTTTTAGGACGATACTTCTCCGTCCATAATAAATGTTCCATTCACACACCTCATAATATAAAATATAAAATTATTCTTCATTCAAACGAGCAATCACATCAAGGTAAGCATCTGTAACTTGCCATGTATTACCATTTACACTAAAAATGTGTGTCAATACTTCTTCTTCACCGCTTTCGGGATTAATAGATTTAGATTCAAACACAGACATGACATGTGCTGGGTTAATTGCAATTGATTCTGAAGCGTTACCTTTGAAAGCATTTTGAAATAATTTTACTGCCATGATTAATTGCCCTTCTCAAATTTAGAACCTTGTTCAGTTGAAATCCAATATTGTAATGAAATGTTTTTGTGTTTGAAGTGAGAGATACCTTGAGAAGTAATCTTAACATCATAACTGCCATTCAATAGTTTAGTTAGGTTCTCTGTTTTAAATATCATACGATACTTATTGCCATCACCTTTACCAATCTCAAGAGCATCGGTATGAGCTGCATCGTTTTGTGAATCTAAAGTAACAATACTTATTGATGAACCATCAGATTCAATTGCGATTTGTGGTGAGGTCAATACTGCAGCTGCTTTCATAATCCAATCAAAATCAGATTCAGATAATTCTAATGAGATTTCACATTCGGGTAATGTAATACCTTTTTCTGGTGGGGTAACAAGCATAGTTGGTTCACAGAAGCGATATTTAATTTTACTACGGCCTCCATTACCAACAATCACCACATGTTTATCACTAAACTCAAATGATGGGTCATCTTTGTGTCAAGATACCACAGATAAGAAGTTATTTAAGT